TACTCACCACTCTTATTACCTCGAGATGTCTTGTAGATTGTGTGGTAATCTACAACCAAAGTTTCTATACTCATCTCTCCTAGCACTCTTCGTGCTTCATCCCAGTCATCTGGTGCTTTACGCTGAATAACTCGCCGTATGATATTAAATGCCGTACGCATAACTTGCGCATGGAGTCTCTTATCATATTGCGAGAAATCCAGATCAAAATAATTAGGATGCTCTAGCAAATGTTCAGCAATAGCTGTCCATTCCACACAATGTGGATTAATACCAATAGCATGTTGCGCCAATAATCCAAGCTTTAAGAATCCCTCCTTAAAATGCCCAAACAAAGCCGCATCAGCTACTATCTTTTCCACAGGCACGCAATGAAAAACTCTTACTTTCCCATTTTTAACATGCTCTATCTTAATAAGCTGATCTTTAAGTTTAGCTCCTACCAATACTACAGACCGCTCTCCTTGTTTAGCTCGATCCAACACAAAATTAACCCGATTACGCAATGCACTCTTTTTAGGAAGATACAAATGCCCTAACGGGCTTCGCTCTATGTGGTCGGCTTTGCGAACTTTATTAGGAACGTTTGTCCACGGAAGGCCTGCAGACGCCTCAATATTCAACGATTTTACACACTGATTATCGACATGTCCGTTAAGTCCTTCCGCTATCATAACATCCCTATCTTCATTCACACTCTTCAAAGTTATTAGCGAACAAAGCTCTTCTACCTTGGCATCCTCAGCATAGTCCAATATCGATTGGTCCATGCTAGGGAGCTCCTCAGCTAAAAACTTTGTTTGATTCATAACCAAACTAGGAGAGCCACTAAGATTTTTAGGAAGCTCAACTTCTATCCTCTCATCTGTTGGTAGCAACGGTGGAGGAACTAACACTTCAGTAAAGAGTGGAGTCCATGGAGTATGTTTCCATGGAGATTTAGTACCCGACATGGGTAAATTATCTCCATTGTAACGCCCCACGAACTCCACCGCACTACCTGGTGGTAGATCCTCTGGTGGACCTGAACAAATCAGTTCTTCAAACACATCCTCAGCACTCTGCTGAGTAGCAGTCAGGGGCAAGTCGCTCACTGTAAGTATTGTACCATACAGTATGCGATTACCTGACCCTGCATGCATACCCATAATAGCGTGATTATGTGTATTATTAACCAAAAATACAGGTCCTCCACAATCCCCTTTTTGGGTAAGTTTATCGTCGCCATCCAACTGGAAACCAGTAATATGGAACCAGTTCCGTTCCACAGTTTCAGTTTCCAGATGATATGATCGTCGACCAACTAGATTAAGCTTTCCCTGAGCAGTTATGCCGGTAGTAGGCAACTTCACAATCGCTACGTTACCATTACTTCGCTCCAACAGCTCTTCCGTCACCAGACTTGATGTTAGATCTGGAGCTATCATTTTTGAATACCCTGCAATGTCCAAAAATCTAAGATTAGACCTTCCTTGCAAACGTTTAGCGGCTTGATCAGCTGTAAGTAACTTGATCCACATCAAATCTCTTACATTATGCTTCTCTACAACAATCCCTAATGTGAAAGTGGGCTCTGATGGGTGCTTACGCACCTCTACCAGATCGTCCACCTTCCCAAAATGACCATTGCATGCCACCATATCTTTGTGGGCTAACCCCCATTGCTTAGAATTTCCATTGACTAAAAATCGTTGGATCTTCCCAGCACGAGGGATATCAGATAAAGCTTCCTCTGACGCCTTAAGCACAACTTCTGCTGGAGTGGCTTTCACTACCACACCGCTCAGCTCACGCTGTACTTCCGGTACGCTCTTTAACATAGATTTTGTCCAATAAGTCTCCTGCTCGTCGCCCTCCTTTACTCCTAACGAGCTAAAGCAGTAGAGCTTCACTTGCCAATATCCTTCTCTATCGTATACCCAGGTCCACGACTCCCAAACCCCTGTGAGATCTGAAAATCGCAAACGCTTATGAATTAGATCTAACTTAGCTTCTATGTAGTTGGTCACCTCCTCTTCGGTTCCACCTACTTCTAGCTCAATCACTAAACTACGGCCTCGCTGACCGTTTGCCCTGAAATGAGGTTTGGAACTAATTCGACAAGTATTATTTTGTCGAATAGGTTCCACACCCCCAGGGTTCTTAGGAACTGGGTCAGAGATATGACCATCCCATATCATTTTATTGTAATCTTTCTTCAAATCTGGCTCATCCTTGTGCCAGCCATAATGTTTACTCCAATAAAATGTTATATGATGTTCAACCCCTCTTGAGAGGTCTATCTCTTCAAGTTCCTCTGCAGCTGACATAAGCTCGTGTCCTATTTCATTTGCCTCACACTCAACTGTTCCATGTTTGGCATACTGTTCACAAGACATAGCCTTCTCAGCCTCTTGTCTAACAGGCATGATCTTACCTTTACGCGATGCTACTTTCCCTTGACGAGTAGCTCCTGCGCGTCCACTTTCCTCAACCGCTTCTGTCTTTCGAGCAAAATATAATCTGACTAATAGTAATAGCAACAATGCTAATATACCTATAGCCAGAACATCTATCACCTTCCGACCTAGCGAGTGAAGCCATGTTTCCATGGTTATATCGAAACTATATCCAAACCACTGGAGCACTGATACAAAAGCATTAACTAAAACGCCTGCAACTAGCGACAGCGATGCGGATATACCATCGACAAGACCTTTCAACACAGTACTGGTAAACCTCATGGGGAAATCTATAATATTAGTCGACAGATTTGGCCAATCCAGATGACCTCGTCTATCCCAAACATCCTGAAATCCCCATCTCGGTGAACGCAAAAGAGCTATTATAAGCATCGTAAACCCTGTTATTCCTGCTGCAAACGGATTTAGGTATATGAGACCCAATGCTGCAATGGTCCCCGTAATTCTCAGATACTGGAACATATCCTCCTCAAATTCATCCAAGCTCATCTCATACGAGACAACCTTAGCTATCAAGCGGCGGGTATCCTCACTATCCAAAAATATCTTAGAACCATTCCACAACCGGGGCCCCCAGAAGTAAACTTGCTGACCTTCATTTGCTCTAACCAAGAACCGTATGATGGGTTGTTTAGCCCAAAAGATGTTGAACTCCTTTTCTTTTCCCGGTATCACTTTCATCTTACTAAGCGATAGTATCAACGTCCCTATAGACATGTCGGCGAGATCATCTGAGGTTAGTGGTTTCCCACCCATCTCCAGATACTTCCACCACATCTCTAACTGTGACGTTGATACTAACGGATCCATCTTCCTTGCGTTGTTCAAATCAGCTGTTAATTGAGTGGCCCAATAATTACTAAGTTTCCCTAACAACAACTGGTCCTCTTTACTAAACTGCACCATGGGAGGAAGCTCCTTAGAATAAATTGGGGTAAAGCGCGGTTTCTTACCAAACCAGCCGCTCCAACCCAACTTTCTTCTTATACTCGATTCATCGGGGCGCTTATGGTAAATCTCTTTACCAACAGCAACATCGATCTCCGCTGTCAATTTAAGAACTTCCTCCTCTGTTAGAGGTTCTTTTGCTAGCTCAGGATGAGGCAACTTCTTCGAGAATTTAACTTCTATTTTACCTTGGATATCATTATATCTTTGAGTAGTTTTACTTTTCCATTGAAG